AGTAATCAGAACCTATTGTCAAACCTGTTTGCACCTCGTTACGACTACCCCAAGTATTGATCGTGCCTGTCGCTGTGTCGCTGATGGCTCCAGCAGCAAGACCTAAGAGGTTGGTTGAGGTGAGTGTAGAAGTATTAGGAGTTATTACTACCCCAGTACCGTAATTAGAATTAGCTAGATTAGTGTAAGCAAGAACTGTTTTGTTAGCATTAGTATCATAAGCACCACTTACATAAGTTACTCCAGAACCACTTTGGAAAGTTGTCAGTGAGCCACCTGTCACACTTGTGCCACTTACGGTTAACTCAGTAAATTGTCCAATGTCACCATCAGTTGCGTTTTTAAAAGCAACTATAGATTTATTAGTATCTGGGTCGTAAATAACCGGAACTCCTTCACCACTACCTGCGCTCATATTTCCCGCTACAAATTGAGTAAGGGTTCCAAAAGTAATATCAGTTCCACTGACCGTGCCTACTAAAGCATAACCATAGTTAGAATTATTTTGGTCGGCAAAGGCTATAACCATTTTATCGGCGGAAGTGTCGTAATCTGCTCCGGTGTTAAGAAAAAATGCGCTAGAGTCCATCGTAGCTACAGTCCCAAACGTAATGGTTCCGCTGCTATTAGTTATTACACGAGCTTTTCCTTTGTAAGAATCTCCTGCATCTGTAAAAAACACTACCGCTTTGCCAGTGTCTGGATCAAAAACAGTTTGAGTATAAGAGCAATCATTGCTTACAAAAGCTGCGGTAGAGCCATAACCAATGTTTCCAGAAACATCAACCGTTGCTGCTCCTGTTTGCCCACTTGTCGATGCTCTCATAAAGGAAAAAATAGTTTGGTTATTAACAGAATCAAAACAGGCTGAAACAGAATCACAGGAGTTTCCTGATATTAAATTCGCTGAACCAAAGGATATGCTAGTTCCGCTAACCGCGCCCGTTATCCCATAGGGCTTAGAACCATCCCCATCATTTTTATAGATAATAACTACTCTATTGCGATAAGTATCAAAAACAGGTGCTATACGCTGTGTCGAACTAGAAGAAAAAACAGCAGGTGTACCAAAAGAAATACTGTCTCCTGACACCGTAGCGACTACCGCAGTTCCGTAATACGAATTACCGTCATCTCGGTAGCAAATCACAATCTTATTATTAGTAGAATCATAGGTTGCTGACATATGAGCAGATGTTGCAGATTCAAACACAGCAGAAGTCCCTACACTCCCCCCGCTGCCTGTTATGGCCGCAGCCTTCCCCGCCGCCGTGAGAACAACAGGCGCACCAGAACTAATAGTCCCGTCAGCTACAAAGTCTGTGTTGTTTTGACCGCCACCTGCTGGCAGCAGATCGGCTAAATTCGTCATTTATACGCTCCAACCAATGGTTCCATCAATGTAGGTCATTGTTATTTCAGCGAAGTTCTTGTCAAAAGTAAGGTCACTGGCTGCACTGGCGATGTTGCTACCGTTACGTGCTACCGCAAAACTCGTGGTGGCAGCGGCTCCGGTCCCATCCTTCACGATGACAAAGTCACCCGCCGACGGTCCTGCCGGTAACGTAATCGTAATGCTACCTGCCGTAGCTACCACAAACGTACCGGAAGTAACCGATAAATTTACGCCTGTCAGTGTAGGGTCGGGTTGTCCACTCGGTGCGGAAGAAGCCCATGCCGACCCTGTACTTTTAAGTACATTGCCAGAAGTGCCTGGAGCAACAGTGCTAACAGCCGAAGTGTCGCTGCCTATTAATACGGCATTGGCTGTAAGCGACGTTGCACCTGTACCGCCGTTGGCTACCGGCAATGTGCCAGTAACTGCTGCCGCTAAATCAACATTCGCTAACGTACCGCCCAGTGTTAAATCACCAGAAGAGGTGACTGTACCGCTCAAAGTCAGACCGTTGACCGTACCTGTGCCGCCTACCGAAGTTACTGTGCCATCGCCTACATCTACAAACTGTAAAGCATCGTTTACAGCACCCGTAGCTCCTGCGCCATCGGTATACAAGATAACGGCCTTACCCGTCGCAATAGTGACCTCGTTACCGGAACCTTGCTTAATGCTTAATGATTGAGCGCCGCTCGTAGCGTTTTCAATGATCCACATTTTAGAAATGGTGTTAGGTGCAAGAGTAAGTGTGCGAGTGGTGGTCAAACTAACCGCTGAAGTAACTTTTAAGTAAAAAGCGCGAGTCGGGTCGGAACCACCATCTGCCATAGTAAATGTCTCATTACTATCCGCAGACATCTGTTTAGTGCCGTAACCAAGGCCCTGACCGATTAACTCAAGGTTGGTATTGGTAGAAGTACCCCAAGTGCCACTCTCATCGCCTGTGGCAATCTCTTTTAATCTCAAATTATTAACATAAGTTGCCATTTCAAATCCTCGTTATGCTGCCATTGGAACCCAGTTCGGGGTCTGTGACGGAACTATTTCAATCCACATTGAAGTACCGCCTACGTGTCCCGTCGCCTGTACTCCCGTTAAATTCACCGTAATACTTGTACTTTGCGTTACTGTACCAACTTCTCCGGTAGCTGACACGCCTGTCACACCAAAACTTGCTGGTATACTTGGCGTCACTGCGTTTACATAACCTGTAGCTGACACGCCCGTAAGCGTTACGTTAGCTATGCCTGTAGTCGTGACGGACCCTACAGCGGTTGTGGCTTCTACACCATCAACATTAGCCGTTCCTTGCGCTATCGCAACAACAGTGCCGACTTCCCCTGTGGCTTGCGATCCTGCATTAGAGTAACCCCATCCGGCGTCACCCCAATCTCCAATGCCCCATCCCTCTAACGGAACGGTCACTGGGATACTTCCCGTGGCTGTGCCTACTGCCGTTGTAGCCGACACACCTGTCAAATTGACCGTAACGTGAAAAATCACGTTAACTAACACGCTTCCTACTGCCGTTGTAGCCTCAACTCCTGTAAGGGTTACACTAGAATCACCTGCAAGCGTAACCTGACCAACTCCTCCAGTAGCCTGAACACCCGAGGAAGTCTGCCCCCAAGGGTCATTACCCCAGCTATTTTGGCCCCATCCGTCTAACCGGATGGTTACGTCTGCCATCTTAGGCTATCCTAATCAACGCCGAGCTAGAGTTAAACGTAGGCATGACCACAGCAAAATCACCAGCACTTGATGATTTATTGGACCCAAAGTCCAAAACTACTACAGAAGGATCGCCAGAAGCGGTATCGTTGTAGATCAACGCGCCTCGCGCAGTAATCGTAGAAGTAGTCCACGTTTGATCACCAAACTCCGCATAAGCAGTAGTGCCACTAGTCAAAGGATCTACGTTAGTTAAATTTTTACCGGGCGCACTGTAACCTGTGCCAGATACTTCGTTCGACGTAGTATATGCCGTGGTTGTAGCGTCCAAAGTAGCCGCATCTGTATAGAGCGCCATCTTAAAAGTATTGCCTCCAGACAGAGACAAATTGTGTATACCCTGCATTAGCTCTTGTTTAAAGCTAGTACACATAAAGTTTCCAGTAAAAGCCATGTCATAATCTCCTAATCAGTTCGGCTAGTTTGGGTTCTCCAGCATCAGTTAACGCATTATAAATCGTAGTTCTATCACTTTGAATTGCTTCTTTGATGTAATGAGCAATAACGCCCTCTATGTTGCCTTTAAAAGCGTGAGCTTGTTGTTGCAACACAGGGTTGGCTTGATCCGAAATGCTGATAATTCTATTTACGCATCGAGACGCCACCTCTTCAGGAGTAAATCCACGATTATCTGTGGTATGTACCATTACATCTCCCACAGACAAAGATAAACCATTCGTTATCATGTTTTCTCCCGTACAACCATTCCGGTTCGATATTCATCAGTAACTTCTTTAGCTTCTCCGTATTGTTTCAGAGCCACCAAAGATTCCGCATAACGCTGCTCGTATTCTTGCATTAAACCCGGATCACCCTTCATATAAACGTAAGCTTCTATTAAACAGCCGTACAACAAAGTTAACTCAGCATTCTGACTTAACCACGTCTCTCCGCTTCCGGCTCCTGCCGTTAAGCTAGTGGGACGATAATAATAGTGCAGTTCGACGGCGTAAGAACTGTTAGGCGTTGGGCCAAGAATAAAAGAATTAATGTCAAAATTAGCGTAATAACGCGGCTCTCCTGTAACAGAGCGATCGGGGTTAAATTCTTGTATAAAGTTTACGCTTTTGAAATCACAAAACTGTTTATTGTTATTAGAATCAGTAAAAGATAAAGAAAAAGGCGCCAGAAAATCAGTAGGTTGTATTAAATACTCGTCACTAGCCGTCATGTTTCCCGTGCTATTTTTACGAAACAAAGTCAACTGTACCGTCTTCAATATACGTTCTTCAGCCGACCGTATAAACACGGGCAGATTAGTCACAAAAGACGTTTCCGTGTTTTGCGTGTAATCCTGTATTGCTGTCTTTAACTGATCGTATGTAAATGCCATTATCTATGTCTTCTTGTTTTCTTCGCTATTTTCTTGGGTTGTGCCGAAAACTGTTTACCTGCTTTTGTGTCTTTTCGTTTTTTCCGTGTTGTCGCTGCATA